AGGCCGCCCTTCTCTTACGCCGTCACTTCTTTCATGCAGGAGTACAGGCTGGACACCTTGGTCAGCCACTGCAGCGCGACGAGCTTCATCTTCGGGCGGCCGGTGTCTTTCAGGACACGACCAGCCACAGATCCGGGATCGCCGTCTGCGCTAATATCTCTGTACTCGCGCTCTACCACAAACGAGCCGCCGCCGCGGGTCAGTCCCACGAGCTGCGCGTCCGCGCTCGTCTTTCCGATGTAGAACTTGCCCACGCCGAGGATGATCTCAGTGTTTCCTGCCTCGATCCCGTCGAGACCGGTCAGCTTCCAGGGCTCGGTCAGGTCATCGGCTGCGAGCTTCTCGTCATCATAGAGGCCCTCGAACTCCACCTCCGCGGTGGTCTCGTTCTTCTCCTCGAATTTCCAATCCGGGTTGGAGCGGCAGATCGCCTTCTCCAGCTCGATCTGGAACGGCTTGCCGCCCTTGGTCTTGCCTACCCACTTAAGATAGCGGATATCTTCGTCAGTAACCTGAGCAGCTCCGGTGTAAATCTTAGCCATGGTTTATACCTCCGTTTCATAGAGCTGCACCAGGTGGCGCAGCTGGATGTGTGTCAGTGTCTTGTCCGGGTCGTCCAGCGTGTAGCGGTTCTCCCGGAAAAAAGTCGGATAAATCGGGGGGCTGGGCAGCGTCGCGTCGTTGAAGATCTGCTCGATCTCGTCGGCGATCTTCTCCACCGCTTTCAGGTCCGCCACTCGGCCCCAAATATCCACCTCCAGCTCGAAGTCGTCGCGGGCGCTGTCCGGGAAGGCCACGCTGCTCAGCGTGTAAACCTTGTATGGCATCTGCGCGTCCTTCGGTGCGGTCCGGTGATACGTCCCGCCTGCCGTGGTGTTTAGCTTTTCTGTGATCAGCTTCCGCAGGGCTGCGGTCTTGCTCATCCGTCCTCACCTCCTCCGCTGTATTCCTCCTCGCTGATAAGGCTCAGCGCCTTCGCCTCGTCCTCCAGGGCGCTCAGGTACTGGCTCTCGATCTCGATGATCTTGGCAATGTTCCCGTTCGCACTGTTCCGAAGAATCTGGCGCTTCGGTTGTTTGCTTGTGCCCAGCTCCTGATGCTCTCCGTACCAGGTGCCGTGTGTCACTCCGACCTCCAGATGCGGCAGGCCGGCCTTCGCCCAGGGCACGTTGTAGAGGAACGTCGACGTGCGGCCGCGGACGCGTCGGCTCTTTTTCAAGCCGGGCAGCTTCATCGCCTCGCTGTTCGCGGTTCTGGCGAGGAACTTCCCCACGTCTCGCATGGCTGCGCGTGTCAGCTCCACTATAGTGTAGGCGGCGCGGTCCACAGAGCTCGTGTATGTCACGCCGTCCTTCTTAAAGCGCACGACAGACTTCGGCACGCTCATGAGGCATTCACCTCCCGGTAGCAGATGAGCTCCAGCTCCTGCCCGGTGCGGAAGATTCGCAGCACGCGGTAGCGCGTGCCGTTGTGCTCCGCGATCGGCTCGCCCTGATAGTCCAAATGGTCCGCCAGGACGAACTTCAGCTCCGGCTGGAAGCCGACAGCCTGGGCCTGGTAGAACTCCTTCTGGCCTACGCTGCGAAGGCTGCAGTACACCTCCCGGCGCTCCTCAGTGACCACCGGGTCGCCGTACTCGTCCACCGTCTGGGTGGGTAGGATCAGGGTCAGGATCTCATTCATCGCTGCCGTCTCCCTCCTGCCAGCCGTAGCCCTCCGCCATCATCAGGCACGCCTTCAGCGCGTCATAGTTCACGCGGAAGTGTTCCGCCTTGCCGGTGTCGTCGGTCAGCTCTGCCTTGCAGTACAGCTTGATCGCGCTGTAGATCAGCGCGTCCGTCTCGTCGTCTGCCTTGATGCCGCAGACCGTCAGGTCGGCCTTGCAGGCGTCGATGCAGCCGGCCACGTCGCTGTCCAGCTTGGAGTGACTGATCCGCACGCTGGTTTTGATCTTAGCAATAGTGCTCTGCTCCGCCATGTGGTCCTCCTAATAAACAGGCGGGGCTGTTAGGCCCCGCCAGGTGGTCAGTCTCAGCCTGCTGCTGCCTCTGCTACGAGTGCGAAGGCCTTGTCGTCGGTCAGGACACCCTGCTGGCAGGTGTAGCCGGAGATGGTCAGCTTGTGGTTGTCGATATCCTTATCGGACTCGATAATCACGCCGGACACGATGTTCTGCACGTACTTCTTCGGATCACCGATCAGCAGCTCAGTGTCGCCCACAGCGTCCTCGAACTTGATGGTGCCGCCCAGGATTCTGCCTGCTGCTGCCTCAGTGATAGGCTGCTGGAAGATCGGGCGCTTGTTGCTATCAACCATGCCCACCAGCTTCTCGTATACGCCCTTGCGGGTTCCGTATACTACGACAGCGCCGACACGCTTCAGCGCGCCGAAGCCTGCGCACAGGTTCGCGTAGTTCACACCGGTCTGCACCTTGTTCGCTGCGTTCATCTGGGCCTTGATGTTGGCCACGATATCCGCTGCCAGCTTCGCACCGATACGCTCGGAGATCTGGGTGATCAGGTAGTCCTCAAATGCGTCGATCGCCATGAGCGCCATCTTGTAGGACAGCTTCACATTTGCGGTGTAGTCATCACCGGACAGATCCACGCTGCTGAACTCGATCTCCAGCTCGCTCGCTGCCGCGCCCTCCGCGGTCTTGCCTGCGTCCGCCTTGATGCTCTTAGCCACGGGAATGCTGATAGAGGTGCCGGAGTTCATCGGGTAAACGTCCGCCACGATGGGGTGCGCCTCGCCGATCAGGTCGATAATGCGGTTCTGCATCACGGTCGGCAGGGGCTTGCTGGTGTTGGTGGTCAGGAAGGTGAAGGCACGCTTCTCGACGTCGCTCATCTCCTCGCCGCGAAGGTAGCGCAGGTATGCGCTTCTGTACTCGGGGGATTCAAGAGTAAAAGTTCTGTTCTGGTCCATGTTGTTTTCCTCCTCATGGTTCTCAATAGTCTGGCCGGTAACAAGTCCGGCTGCGATGTTATCCCGCAGCTGCTGGCGGGTCTGTGCCTCGTTCTGGATCTGCTTGCGCTCAGCGGTCAGCTGCTCCACTTCCTGCTCCAGTGCGGTCAGCTGTTCGCCGGTTGCAGTTTCAAGCTCGGTCTGGATAGCAGCGAGGCGGGTGTTGATCTCGTCAATTCTCATTGTCGACTCCTCCTAAAATTATTTTGAGACGCAGTTTGCGGCGTCTTTCGTCAAGCGCTGCCTCACTCCGGGCTGCTAGGTCGATCACTCCGTCGGCCCAGCTGCGCGCGTTGATTTCTGTGTTCTGGTTGGCCGGGATAGACACGGCCGACACGTCGAAGATTTTCTTGACCTTCGTGTGGACGATGGTCCGTCTGTCCACGTCGTAGTGGTATTCGCCAATGATGAAGCCCCAGCTCATCTTGGTGATCATGCCGGTGCTGATCTCCTCGTACAGCCTCCGGGCTGCCTCGGTTCTGCCCAGGTCGGCAGCAGTGAACAGGCCATTGTCGTCCACCTCCACGATCAGGGAGCCGTTGCTCTGGCGAGCCATGACTGTGCCCTCGTGGTTCAGCTGGAAGATCACGTCGCTCATGTCACAGCCGTCGAAGCAGCCGGGCTCGAAGCGCTCATATATGGGCTCGCCGTCCATCTCAAAAAGCACATACGGCTCGAAGCGGGCAGCGTAGCCCTCCACGTAGTAGTTCGAGTCGATGCGCTTGGCGGAAGTCTCAGCTGCGGGCAGGATCACCTGCAGCGTGCGGATCTGCCGCTCATTCTTCAGTTTGGTCTTGCTGGTCGGGGTCATCTTTGGCCACCTCCTCATTCTCGTCGGGCTCGCCTTCAGGCGGCGCAGGTGTATTGTTTGCGGCCAGCTGCGCCTGCGCAGCCTGCAGCTCGCTCTGGAGCTTGGCCACCTGGTCCAGCTGGGTGATCTCGATGTATTCCTTGCGGATGTAGCGCTTGTCGCCGTCCGGGACGTGCGGCAGCTGCCAAATATCCATGACGTCGTTCGTGCTCAGGATGCCGCGGTCGAACATTTGCGAGCTCACCTGCAGCTTGTCCTGGTTCGTCATGTACTGCAGCCGGTTCGCGCTCCACACGATCGCGTTCCCGCGGTTGCGCTCCGCCTCCGTGTAGGTCATGCAGGTCATCGCCTGGGACAGCTGCAGCGCGAAGGGCTCGATCTTGCCCTCGTAGTAGGCGCCCCAGTCATCGCCGGAGGCCTTGTTCTGCAGGATCGTCTCGTTCGTTCCGAAGTAATTGTACGCGCGCTCTTGGATCAGCTTCATCTGTTCAGGGTCGACGACCTTGGCCGCGCTCTGGATCTGCTGCACGTTGGCGTAGGTGTTCGGGAAAAGGGCCAGGCCGCCAGAGTCGGCGCCCAGGTTCTCATCTGTCCACCGTTTGCGCTCTTTGGCCAGGTCGGCCGATTTGGCGAAGTTGTTCACGGTCGCCATGAACCGGAAGCTGGCGCTGTTTTTGATGCCTTCCATGATGCCCTGGTTCTGCATATTCAGCAGCTGCATCGTGGGGTGCAGGGCCTTGTTGTCCTCGCCGAACAGGTCGCTGTTGTAGAGGTATTTGCTCACGAGGCCGCAGCGGCTCAGCTCGATCGCTGCCCAGTCGCCGCTCTTGAAGCGATAGCGCAGGAATGGCTCGCCGTCCACCTCGATCACCTCCGTCTGTGACGGGTTGACCGGGTAGAAGCCGACCAACCGGTCGAACTTGTCCAGCACCGGGGTGATAATGCAGGTGTTCTTCGCGTCGTACAGCGTCGCTGCTTTATAGACGAACTGCGCGGACGTCATGAAGGGGTTCGGCTTGCCATCCAGCAGGCGCTTCACCCCGCGCAGGTCTGCGCCCTGCACGTTAGGGAGCAGCTTGCTGCAGTGATTGGCGAAAGTATGGATGCAGGCGCGCGTTAGCTCCATCTCGTAGACGCCGCCGTCGTAGGTGCTGAACACTGGCGTGTAGCCGTCCATCATCTTGAAGTAGCCGCTCACCTGGCTCTCCGTCTCCTTCTTGGGTCGCTTAAACAAAAAATCGAATGCTCCCATGTGTTTCTCCTTATGCTGCATTTTTTAACTGATCCCCGATCTGGTCGTACCATTTCTGGCGAACTGTCAGCGCGTCCAGGACGGCCACGAAGCCGTCGATGTGCGTCCGCTGCTCGATCTTGACCGGGCGGATCTTTCGGTTCTCGATATTTTGCTTCATGCCCACGTTCAGGAAGTGAGCCTTCAGCAGATTATTCGACCCGAGCTGCAGCGTGCCGTCCCGGAGGAGGCCGTCGCACTCGTGGATCACGGGCGTGAGGTTTTCGCCCTGGTACACGTCATCCATGTGGAATCCATATCTGGCCATATCCTGCACCAGATACTGCGCGGTGTATCGGTCATAGCCGACCTTCAGCGGCAGGATCTCGAACTCCTCCACCAGACGGGTGAACCAGTTGAAGCAGTCGTGGTAGTCGACGAAGTGCTCGCCGCTGGGCTGAATCAGGCCCTTCTGGACGTAGAGCCGATACGGGACGCCCTCACGCTCCTGCAGCTCGTCGATCTTGTTGGCCGGCATGAAGAACTGCGTGATCGTGTAAAGCCGCCCGCCCTTCTCGATCACGACGCAGCAGGCCGTCAAGTCGGTGGTCTGCGACAGGTCGATGCCGCCGACACAATAGCAGCCGCGGAAGTCCTCCAGGCTGTAGTGCTCCCGCGTCACCGCGTCCACCACGTCGTAGGGTATCCACGCCTGCGTGCTGCTCTGTTTGATGTTGCAATACTTCGTGAGGAACTCGGCCCGCTTGCTGAGGCTGTTCCGCGCGATCGCGATCTCCTCCAGGAAGAAGTCCGGGGAAACGCTCACGCCCATGTTCGGGTTCGCCTTCTTCAGCTCCTCCAGGTCGTCCCACTTGGTCACGTCGTCGATCATGTAAATGATAGGCAGCAGGCGCCGCTCCTCGCTGTTGCCCAGGAGGAAGGCGGTCGCTCGTGCCATGAGCTCGTCGAAGATGCCGTCGTTCACGTAGCCCGCAGTGCTGATAGACAGGATCATCGGCTGCTTCCGGGCTCCGAGCGCGGACTTCATGACCTCGTACTGCTTGAGACCTTGCTCGGCGGGCCAGCTCGCGATCTCGTCGCAGATCGTGAGGTGCGGGTTGAAGCCGTCCGATTTCTTCGCGTTGAACGCGAGGGCCTTTATGCTTGTATTTGTCAGCTCCAGGTATACGTCGGACCGGCGCTTCTGGGCCAGGGCGCTGAGCTCCGGCTCCTTGGCCACCATTTTGTAAAAGTTCTCGTAGACGATCGCCGCCTGGTCCAGCTTAGGCGCCAGGCAGTAAACCTTCGCGCCGTACTCGCCGTCGAGGTAGGTCACGTATGCGATAATTGCCGAGGCGAACAAGCTCTTGCCGTTCTTTCGGCCCATCACCATGAACACCTCGCGGAAGATC